CAAACAGCAGAGAACCAATTACAAATTACTAAGTCTATTGATGCAATTGGTTACGTAAGACAGTATTTTAATGTGATTATGCAATTTGGTCGTATGTCACAGTCAGCAATGGAGAATGACCAACGTACTAGAGAAGAGCTTTTAGCTGAGGGATAATTAAATGTTAGATGATGAAACCCAACCAGAAGAACAGGAACCAGTGGAACAGAATCCATTGGATCTCTCTGATGATGATTTCAATGAACTATCATTACCAGATGATACCCAAGCAGAAGTGAAGGAAGAGGAACCTACGTCTACAGAGGAAGAAAAGGACGTAGAAGAGGGAGAAACAGATGAGGAAGGGGATAGTGAGGATGAAGCAGAAGAAGAGCTTACAGACGATTCTAGCCCTGAAAACATCAAGGGAGATAAGGTAGAAGCTACAGATACAGAGGAAACAACTGAAGCAACTCAAGTTGATTTTGAAGCTGAGTATAAGAAGATTCTTTCCCCATTTAGAGCAAATGGGAAAGATATGCAAGTAGCTACTATAGATGATGCAATGACTCTCATGAAAATGGGAGCGAACTACAACAAAAAGATGGCTGGATTAAAACCTAACCTAAAATTGTTGAAAATGTTGGAGAATAATGGTTTACTTGATGAAGGTAAACTGAGTTACTTAATAGATTTGGAGAAAAAAGATCCAGGTGCTGTTAAGAAAGCAATCAAAGATAGTGGTATTGATCCACTGGATATTGATACAGAGGAAGATACTGAGTACAAACCTAATACTTATACTGTAAATGATAAAGAAGTGGAACTTGATGGGATTCTCGATGAAATTCGAGATACACAATCCTTCCAAAGCACTATTGATATTATAGGCAATAAGTGGGATGACTCCAGTAAACAGATACTATTAGAAAACCCAGCTATTATCAAAGTAATCAATGATCATGTAGGTTCTGGTATATATGAGCAAATTAATAAGATAGTAGAAAGTGAACGTATGATGGGTCGATTAACAGATATATCTGATCTGGATGCTTATAAAAGAGTAGGAGATGCTATTCAAGCCAATGATGGTTTTACCAAACCTAATCAAGCTGGAACATCTAATATATCTAGTAAAGCAAAAAGCAATCCTAAGCTGAAAAATAGAAAGAAAGCTGCAAGTGCTACAAAAGGAAGTGCTGCTAGTAAAGTTAAGAGTGATTACAATCCCTTAGCTCTTTCAGACGAAGAGTTTGAAAAAATTACTGGTAGTCAATACATGTAATTTATTATTTATATAGGTGAGTAAGATGGCTAGTCAAAATCCAGGTACGTTGAATTATAAGAATCAACGTATCTATAATAAACCTGATAATAGTACTTCTCCAGATACAGATCCTTCTAGTATTGGTAATCAATTCAATACTTTCTACTATCAGAAGAAAGCTCTGATTGAAGCAGCAAAGGAACAGTATTTTGGTCAGATGGCTGATACTATTTCTATGCCTAAACATATGGGTAAAACCATTAAGCGATATCATTACCTTCCATTGTTAGATGATGGCAATATGAATGATCAAGGTATTGATATGGATGGTGATCCTGTTTATGCTGCTGGTGTTGGTACAGGTGGTAATGTAGTTGCTACTATTATTGCTGTACCTCCTGCAGGTGATCAAGTAACCAATCCACAACCAGGAGTTTATTTACCAGAATATTTTGTAGGTGAAGCGGCAACTGCTGCTGATGCTGCAGCTGCTGCTGAGGTATTATTAACTGGTTGGCTTGTTAATGCTGGTTTGACTAATCGTGCTACTGCTATTACAGCTGGTTGGAGTATTACAACAGAAGCAAATGCAGTAACAGCAGCTGTACCTTATGGTGGTAATCTGTATGGATCATCTAAAGATGTAGGTACTATTTCAGGTAAGTTTCCTGCTATTTCAGAAACAGGTGGTCGTGTAAACCGTGTTGGTTTCAAGCGTATCGAACTGGAAGGCAGTATTGAGAAATTTGGATTCTTTGATGAGTATACTCAAGAGTCTCTGGATTTTGATACTGATGCAGAACTGGAGATGCATATCAACCGTGAGATGATCATGGGTGCTAATGAGATTACTGAGGATGCTCTTCAGATTGATCTCTTGAATGGTGCTGGTGTAATTCGTTATGGTGGTGCTGCTATTTCGAGAGCTACTGTAACTGGTATTGGTGTTGATAATGAAATTACCTATAATGATCTGATGCGTTTGTCTATCGATCTGGATAATAATAGGTGTCCTAAAAAGACTAAGATCATTACTGGTTCTCGTATGATCGACACTAAAACTATTGATGCAGCTCGTCCTATGTACATTGGATCTGAATTGATTCCAATGATTAAGGAAATGATGCTTCCAGATACTGTTACTTTAGCTTTTGTACCTGTACATCAGTATGGTGCTGCTACTACTATTATGCGTGGAGAAATTGGTTCTATTGATCAATTCCGTATTATCGTAGTACCTGAGATGATGCATTGGGCAGGTGAAGGTGCAGATGCTACAGCAGGAGATGAAGGTTTCAGAACTACTAGTGTTGCTGGTACTAATCATTTTGATGTGTTCCCAATGTTGGTAGTCGGTGATTCTTCCTTTACTACTATTGGTTTCCAGACTGATGGTAAAACTGTAAAGTTCAAAGTTACTCACAAGAAACCTGGATCAGATAATGCAGATTGGAATGATCCATATGGGGAGACTGGATTCATGAGTATTAAGTGGTACTATGGTTCTATGATCTTACGTCCAGAACGCATTGCTCTGGTACAAACTGTCGGACAATACTAAGTAAAATAGACCATACATCTGCTAATGCAGATGTATGGTCGTTTAATATTAAAGGGTATCACCCCTTCCAAAAGGTAGAATCAAAATGTCAGAACTTTCAGATAATTATCAAGCAGAGAAAGAAACAGAAAAAGAAGTAAAAGCAGATGCATTAACAGCACTAAAAAAGAAAGCAGATACGATGGGTATTCAATATCATCATAAAGCAGGTGTAGAAAAAATTGCAGATTTGATTAAACAAAGGGAAGAAGGTGTAGCACAAGATGTAACTCCTCCTAATATTCCTGTTGCTGCAAAAGGACGTAGATTAACTCATAGACAATATCAACGTAATCAAGCAGCTAAAATGGTTCGTGTTATTATTTCTTGTAGAAACCCAAATAAAAAAGATTGGGAAGGAGAAGTATTTACTGTAAGTAATAGTGTAGCTGGTACGTTTAAAAAATATGTACCTTATGATCATGAGAAAGGTTGGCATGTACCTAATATTATCTTTCAACATTTAAAAGAAAGGCAATGTCAGATTTTTTATACTGTGAAAGGACCACGCGGTAATAAGATTCGTAAAGGAAAACTAATTAAAGAATTAGTAGTTGAAAAACTACCTTCACTGACTCCTGTAGAACGTAAAGAATTAGCTGTACAACAAGCTATGGCTAAAGGGCAAGGTTAAATATTATGTTTGTAAATGATGGTACTCCAGTTGTTTTTAATTTCACTCTTAAGGCTAGTATTAGTTGGCCTCCTAATATTGATTTAATTGTAACTGATCCAGATGATCTGGGAGTATTTGATGAAGCTGGTGCAGATGCTTTGGTAGCAGCTGTAATAGCTCCAGTTCCTGATGCTGATAATGATGGTCTATATACTTTTCAGTATGTACTGAATAAAGTAGGTATGTGGAGATTTCAATTAGTGGAAAATTCAAGTATTATTGAAGGTAGTTGTGAAGCTTATAAAGTACTCGGTGAGTATTTGATAAATGTTATTGCAGCTGATTCAGAATTCAAAGCTACTGTCACTATAGACTAAAAGAGTATCAAAATGGCTGAAATACTAACTAGTGATATCACAACTGGTGAGGTTGGTGGTACAGGTGTCTTTGATCAGTTGATGGTTGCTGCACAAGCAAACCTCGACTCAGAATACGCTAAGAACCGCATCAGAGGTGCTGACTATGCCAAGGTATACCTTGGTGGTATGGAAGCTATTTTGGCTCAATCTGTGCAGTACCTGCTCAATAGACAAGTGTCTGATAAGCAAGCTGAACTGCTAGATATCCAATATGACAAGACAGTTGAAGAAATTGAGTTGGTCAAGCAGCAGGTATACAACCTACAGAAAGATGCTCTGAAAACAGAAGCTGAAACTGAATTAGTCAAAGCTCAAGAGTTGAAAGTAATTCAAGAGACTGTGAATCTAGTTACACAGGAAGAATTGCTACAACAACAAATTCTTAAGACAGTACAAGAAACTTCTCTTATTGCTATGCAAGAGAGAAAAGTAGAACAAGAAATTGTTAATCTTGTTACTCAAGAACTGTTATTACAAGAACAGATACTTAAAACTATTGCTGAAACTAGTTTAATTAATACACAAGAGTTAAAAGTAATACAGGAAACTGTAAACCTTGTAACACAAGAATTATTATTACAAGAACAAATATTAAAGACTGTTGCTGAAACTGCATTAATTA